CATGGTTGCGAATCCTTTTGCTCAAGGAAATCCAGCCTCACTCACAGGCGCACTTACAGCCCGTGCAAACAAGTATTATCGCTTGTTCCGTGTGGACAACCTTCACGGTGTTGCATCGTAATAGTCGGTAGATAAGATTCAATATTTGATTTGGGGGAGAGGCAAAACCTCTCCCCCTTTTCTATTCTACATACTAGTATGGCAAATCCATTTAGTTTCGCAAACATATCTGACGACATTCTTTCAAGATATCCTGAAAGAATAAATCCGTTACTTCCAACATATTATCGATTTGGTATTGCTCGTCTTCCGAATGTAAACTACTTTTGTCAGACTGCATCGCTTCCTAGTACAACATTATCACAGGTCAGTATTCCGACTCCGTTCGTGAATATACCAAGTCCATCTAAAATATCTTTCGATGAATTGTCTATTACATTCATCGTGGACGAGAATTTGACGAATTGGCTAGAGATACACAATTGGATGCGATCATGTACCAATGTTGATTCATATAGCACTTTCAAGCCAGAGAACGAACATAGAACAACGGCTAATCTTCTTATACTTAATAGTGTCAAGAAACCTAAATTAAATGTAATGTTTCATAATCTATTTCCTGTTACACTTTCTGCATTAGATTTCTCTTCTACCGTACTTGATCCAGAACCATTTCAGGCTACTTGTACCTTTTCATATAGTCGATATGACATAGAAGTTCTTTAGCAAAAAGACTTGACAACCGATTAAATCGGTGTATACTTTGCACATGGAGATTTTACCATGACATTAGATGAAATTCGTAAGCAAATAGAGCGAGATACAAAAATTGATCCTTTAGAGTTGGATTTGGAATCGCTGAAGATTCCTCAACTACACGGCAAGTATCTTAATTTTTTACTTGATGAGCGATTAGCACTTTCACAAATTCAAGCAGATTCTGCCATGGTGTTGCGAACAAAGTGGGAATATTATACAGGCAAAATGTCTCGTGAAGAAATGGAAGCAAAAGCATGGGAACCGTTTACACTTAAAATATTGAGACAAGATCTTGATTTATATATTAATTCGGATGCCGATGTGGTTAGATCAAGGCAAAAAGTTTTATATCAGCAAGAGAAAATTGCTCTTTTGGAAGAGATCGTCAAAGAGTTGAATAATCGTCATTGGAAGATACGAAATGCTGTGGACTGGAGAAAGTTCTGCAATGGACAATAGAACGGCTGTAATAGGCTCTCCGTTCGTTCAATGACTCAATAAGGCAATATGATAGACATAGATGTAACATTAAAAGACTCGGTTTATCTGCGAATAGACTGTGAACGAGGAATAGCGAAAGAACTATCTGATTATTTTACATTCAAAATTCCAGGATTCCAATATATGCCATCCTATAGAAGCAGGATGTGGGATGGAACTATTAAATTGTTTAATGTTCACACCCAAGAACTCTATGCAGGTCTTATTGATTATGTCGAGAAGTTTGCTATTGAAAGAAACTATAGTTTGGCTATGCCTTCAAAAAATGAGATGGTGATAGATGACAAGAAAGTAAGAGCCTTTGCAGAGGATTATTTGAATGTCCATAGTGGCGACAAGAAACTATCCCTACACCAACATCAAGTAGATGCAGTTTGTCATGCGCTTAAGAAGGATAGATGTTTACTTTTGTCACCGACTGCTTCGGGAAAAAGTTTAATCATCTATACACTTATTCGATATTATCTTGATAAGATTCCAAAGAACAAAAAGATTCTCGTCATAGTTCCGACCGTTTCTCTTGTTGAACAAATGGTTTCGGACTTTGATGATTATTCTTCAGAGAATGGATGGGATGCTCATAGTAAGTGTCATAAGATTTTAGCAGGAGCAGACAAGAACACAAGCAAAAGAGTTGTAGTTTCCACATGGCAGTCCATATTCAAACAACCACATAATTATTTTGAACAGTTTGGTTCTGTAATTCTCGACGAAGCACATTTAAGTAAAGCCAAATCAATGACGAGTATTATGACGAAATTGAAAGATTGTCCGTATCGCATTGGAACCACTGGAACATTGGATGGAACTGCTGTTCATAAACTTGTTATTGAAGGATTATTTGGTCGGGTGTTTGAGGTAACAAAGACCAAAGAATTAATGGAGAAAAAGATTCTCAGCACACTCAAGATTGATTGTATCGTGATGGACTATCCTATAAAGTTGAGAGAATCTGTAAAGAAAGCAAAGTATCAAGATGAGTTGAAATATATTGTTTCTTCGCAAGAAAGAAATGAATTCATTGTTAATCTATGTAAAAGAATAGAAGGAAACACACTAGTACTATTTCAATTCGTCGAGGGACACGGAAAAATACTAAATACTCTTATGGAAAAAAACATTCCATCAAATCGTAAAGTGTTTTTCGTCTACGGTGGAACAGAAGCAAAGGAGCGTGAAGAGATACGCAAAATTGTGGAAAAAGAAACTGATGCAATCATCGTCGCTTCTGTAGGAGTTTTCTCCACAGGAATTTCTATAAAACGATTACACAATATTATCTTTGCTTCTCCCTCAAAATCCCGCATTAGAGTTTTGCAAAGTATTGGAAGACAATTGCGTGTCGCAGAGAATAAAATTGTTGCTAGATTGTATGATATAGGAGATGATTTGAGTTGGAAATCATGGGTCAATCACACATATAGACATATGAAAGAACGAATAAAAATCTACGAATCTGAAGGTTTTGAGTATAGAGTTGTTCGCATAAAAATAGGAGAGAAATAATGTCACGAAAAAAGAAAATAGATTTGAGGCTGTTAAAACTTCGAAGTGGAGAAGAAATTCTAACACAGATTGTTGGCAAGAAGAGAGGAAAGATTGTTATCTCTCGTCCTCTAAAAATCAATTCCAGTATTGTTGCAGATCCATTTAGTGGAGTGAAGCGAAACATGATCTTTATGAATGATTGGTTAGGATCTTCAAACGAAATACAAGCAGACATTCCAACAGATTTTATTGTTTTAAATCTTACTCCAGATCCAGATATGATTAAACTTTATGAAAAACAATTGATGTTGGATGATGTTGAGCAAGTTTCTCCACCTACACCGATGTCAAAAAAGAAACCTCTTCCGCTTCCATTTACAGAAGTGGAAAACTTTCCTAAAATCAATGACGAAGAAGTTAAGAAGAAGGACATAACGCCAAATAAAGACGGCACGAAACTACCTAAAACTCCATTCGACGATTTTGCAAACTTTTTCCGACCACCTGCAACTCCATCAATTCAATTCATGTTCTCTATACCTCATGAAATAATGGAAGAATGGATTGAGTGCGGATTTGTTGAATATTTGAATGCTTGCGTTCAGGATTTTATGAGTACTGATTTCCTAGATGAGTTTATGGAAGAAGAAAAACAATTCAAAAAAACAAGAAAAAAGCAATCTAAAAAATCCATTTCAAAAAAAGCATGGAAAGAGCCTTCAGAAGAGGATAAAACTAAAGATGGATTTGGAAACAATTTAAAAGATTGGTCGCCCAATATAAAAGATTATATTGACGATATTTCAAAAGATGAGCCTCCAATTTTTCCTGATTAAAATAATGACTTTGGGTTGACATTTGTAGTTTATCGTGTATACTTTATTATGAAAGGATTCTCTGTGGCTAAAAAGAAAACAGAACATTATATTAACAATTTAGATTTTTTCAATGCAATGAAAGAATGGAAGATTCTTGTGAATGCGGCGGATTTGAAAGGCGAGAAACATCCTCCTATAACAGAATATATTGGTATTTGTTTTATGAAGATTGCGGAAAACCTTGCTCGCAAACCAAACTTCATGAACTATCAATACAAGGATGAGATGCAGTCTGATGGCGTGGAGAATTGTTTGCTCTATGCTTACAATTTTGATCCGACAAAATCTAGCAATCCATTTTCATATTTCACACAAATCATCTATTATGCGTTTCTTCGAAGAATACAGAAGGAAAAGAAACAAGCATATATCAAGTATAAGAAGTTAGAGATGAGCGATGACATCGACGCTGCTTCGAGGAAATGGCTCAGAGAAAATTATTTTGGAGCAGGTGGGGATAAGAACTTACTTCCTACATCTTTGACGGAAACTGACATCAACAATTTTGAAAAAATAAGCAGCGGTGAAGAAGGCAAAAAGAGTCGTAAGACAAAGGCTTTGCCTAAAAAGAAAACTATCAACCGTAAAGGTAGAAAGTCCTAAAGTGAAAATTGCTATAATTGGGGATACACATTATGGCGCACGAAATGATTCGCCGATCTTTATGGAACACTTCATGCGGTTTTTTGATCGTGTGTTTTTTCCATACGTTGAAACTCACGGTATAACTGAAATCATTCATTTAGGTGATTTTTTGGATCGTCGCAAATTCGTCAACATCCAAACTTTGAACGCAGTGCGAAGTGGATTCGTGGATCGATTGGAAAAGAGTGGCGCAAAGATGAATGTAATTCTTGGCAACCACGACATCTTTTACAAGAATCGAAGTGATGTGAATTCTCTTCGAGAATTGTTTGATGACAAGTTTGTGGTTCACGACAAACCGACTGTGTTGAATTTTGATGGAACTTCTATTGCAATGCTTCCTTGGATCAATGCAGAAAATGAAGCAGAATCATTGGAGTTCATCAAGACAACATCAGCAAAGATTCTTTGCGCTCATTTGGAATTGAATGGATTTAATGTGTTGCGAACTACTGTATTTCAAGGGGGAATGGATCCTGCTTTGTTTTCTAAGTTCAAAGCAGTTTATACAGGACATTTCCACACTAAACACACAAAAGATAACATTCATTATTTGGGATGTCCTTATCAAATTACCATGAGCGATTATGGAGACAAAAAGGGATTTCATGTATTGGACACAGACACAGGTGAGTTGGAGTTTATTCAAAACCCATATAACATCTTTTTGCAAATTCGTTACAACGACGAACACATTAGTGAAACTGCTCCGTTGGTTATTCCTGAGGATAAGGTCAAGGGACAGTTTGTTCGGATTCTTGTTGAGAATAAAACGAAACCATACTTGTTTGAGAAGTTCGTGGATGCAATTTATGGAGCGAGTCCACATGGCGTAACCATCATCGAAGATTTTTCATTAGAGACTGTGGATGACGATGATGACATTGATCTTGGAGAAGATACTCTTTCCGTTATCAACAAAGAAATTGATGGATTGCAAAATATAAACAACATAGATAAGTTGAAAACCCTCGTTAGAGACTTATATGCAGAATGTTTAGCAAATGAAACTTTGACTTTATGATAAATTTTAGAACCATAAAATGGAAAAACCTGTTAAGTACAGGCAATCAATACAATGTAGTGCAGTTAGATAAGTCTCCTACAACTTGCGTAAGAGGAATTAATGGTTCTGGAAAAACAACAATGCTTGATGCACTTACATTTGTGTTGTTTGGCAAGCCTTTTAGAAATGTTAATATTAATCAGATTGTGAATTCAATCAACGCAAAAGATTGTGTTGTGGAGATAGAGTTTACTATTGACACTAGCGAATATAAAGTTGTTCGTGGACTTGCTCCTAAAATATTCAATATTGAAAAGGATGGAGTTCCTTTAGATCAGACGGCAACCGTAAAAGACTATCAACAGATTCTTGAGAAGCATATTCTAAAGATGAATTATAAAACGTTCTGTCAGGTTGTCATTTTGGGTTCAACGAACTACATTCCGTTCATGAGATTGTCCGCCGCAGATCGCAGAAATATTGTTGAAAGTCTTTTAGATATTGATGTGTTTTCAAAAATGAACGATGCTCTGAAGATTAGAGTGTTGGAATCCAAGGAAGAACTGCGTCGATTGGAATCATTTAGAAGTGGATTGGAAACAAAAATTGAATATAAGAAGGATATGATTCAAAAAATTGAGGAGAAGTCGGAGTCACAATTTCAATCATATCGAAAGCAAGAGACGGATGAACAAAATACATTAGACGGCATTGCCGATAAACGACTTGCCATTCAACAAGATATTTCAGGATTGACTTTGAGTGTAGACGCCGTTGACAAAAAGAAAGATTCTCTTTCAACTCTGTCTGGATTGAAAAAACAAATGGTTAATGGTATAAAGAAGGCTGCGGAAGATACTGCGTTCTACCACGACAACACGGATTGTCCTGTGTGTCAGCAGTCCATTAATGCAGAGTTCAGAGAGTGCGAGATTGGAAAGAAGAAGGTTCGTATTTCTGAATTAGAATCTGCGTTGCAGAAAATGACTGTTATGATTGAGCAAACTAAAAAGGAACTTGAAACTGCTTCTAGTGTAGTTACAGAAATGCAGACAAAAGTCAGCGAGTTTGCTAGTTTGAATTCGTCGGCAGAAGCATCTAAAAGATATATTAAGCAATTGCGAGAACTTCAAGAGAAGACCAAAAGAGAATTGGACTCGTTGCAAACAGAAAGAGAAACACTCTTGAAATTGCAATTAGAACTCGATCAATCTGATGTAGACAAGAAAACAGCAATTGAAGCATCTCATACAATGGATATTGCATCGGTCTTGTTGAAGGATAGTGGAATTAAACGAAAGATTATTCGTAAATACATACCTGCCCTAAACAAAATTATCAACAAGTATCTTACAGCAATGGACTTCTTTGCTCAATTTACTTTGAACGAAGATTTTGTTGAGGTTATAAAGAGTCGTTTCAGAGATACATTCTCGTATGAGAATTTCAGCGAAGGAGAAAAACTTCGAATAGATGTTGCTTTGTTGTTGGCTTGGAGAGATATCGCCAAGATGAAAAATTCAGCCAATACTAATTTATTAATTTTAGACGAAGTATTTGATTCTTCGTTGGATGCTGTTGGAACAGATGAAATCGTCAAGATACTTCAAACTATGGGTGGTACAAATAATATTTTCGTCATCAGCCATAAGTCTGATCAATTGATTGATAAATTTCATGATGTAATGTCGTTTGAGAAAGTCAAAAATTTCAGTAAGATATGCTAACTATGTCAAAGAAAATATCAAAAGATCGAGCCGAACGCATCCTCTCTGGTGGAGGAGAACCCATATTCAAAGGAATTGTTTTTGCCACAGGCGAAGAATATTCTCATAATGTTGAAAGAGCAATGATGTGGTATAGAGAAAACTACAAGCCAAACTCTTCAAAACAATGGTTGTCTGTTTACTTGACTTCTGTTGGAAGAAAGGAAGATGCTTCTATATGTGGTAGAGGCAGCAAAGGATTAATTAAATATATTGCTCCATATTGTAGAATGGTTACTAGAGGTCTTGTTCCAAATGAAGAATATAAGAAACTGATAGATAAAAATATCGAAGAAGTTTTGTCGAGTATAAAGAAGACGGGACAAAAACAAGCAGAAGCACCTAATATCCAAGAACGAATTCATGCTAAAGCAGGATATTTTTTAGCAGATTTGGAAGGTGTTCTTGATGTGGTGCATGAAAACATTCTAAAAGGAAAGAAAAAAGTTCGTCCTATATCTGATTGGATCAAGAAGATGGAATGGAATAGACCTATTATTTTAATTGTTAGAGAACGATTGACTAAATCGCTGACAGAGTGGAAACTTGCAGGAACAGATCCTGATTTGGCAGAGGGATATTCCTACTTAAATAAGAAGCAATTAAAAAATTTAATTGAAGAGGTTGAATCTGCCGATATGCAACTCGTAGAAATCTTCAACGAACAGGTGTCTCATCGCAAGCCAAGAAAGAAAAAGAAAAAGAATCCAGAACAATTGGTTAAAGGCTTAAAATATTGTGAAAAAAATATTGAACATGGTATTGACTCTAAATCTCCATGCGATATAATTGGAAGTCAAGGAATCATCATGTACAACAAGAAGAACAAAAAAGTTACGGTGTTTGTGTCGCAAGAACCAAAGGCAGGATTGTCTGTAAAGGGTTCTACGATTATTGGATTCAATCCTACGGAATCTTTCGAGAAGGCAGTTCGAAAGGTAGATGATCTTATGAAGGAAGCGAAAAGAATCAACTGTACTTTTGCATCGTTGTGTAAGTATTTGTCTGTTATGAAAACGAAATCCTCTACGCCTACAGGCAGAGTGAATTTGCATTGCGTGATTTTACAAACATAAGGAATTCAAGATGGCTATTCTAGTAGATAATTCTCAAGTGTTAATGTCGGCTATTTTTTCTCATGCAGATATTTCAACCGTAAGTGAAGATATGGTTAGACATATAGTCTTGAACTGTTACAGATCTTATCGACAGAAATTTGGTAGCGAGTATGGAGAGTTGATAATTTGTCAGGATTCTAGTCCTTCGTGGCGACACGATTATTTTGAAAACTACAAAGCCAACAGAAAAAAGACTCGTAAGGATGATCCACAAAAATGGAAAATATTTTTCGATATAATGAACAACATTCGTAATGAGATTGCCGAAGTTTTTCCATACAAGAATATGAAAGTATCTCGTTGCGAAGCAGATGATATAATTGCAGTATTGTGCAGAGATATTTGCGTTCGTGAGAAGGTGTTGATATTGAGTGGAGATAAGGATTTTATTCAGTTACACATTCATCCAAATGTTGTTCAATATTCTCCAGTACAAAAGAAGTTTGTAACCAACTCAAATCCATCACAATTTTTGAAAGAACATATTGTGCGAGGAGATGCATCGGATGGGATTCCAAATATTTTTTCAGCAGACGATGTGTTTATTGATGAGAATAAACGACAAACACCTGCCACCAAAAAAAGAAATGATGAAGTATTGGGACATTTGGCTAAAAGTGGTCGTGTCGAGGATAAATACAGCGTGAACTGGGATCGTAATGACACTTTAATCAATCTGCTGAATATTCCTGTGGAATATCAGGAACAGATTTTAACTGAGTGGAATATTCCAGAGAAGAAAACACGATCCAAGATATTAAACTATATGATTGATAAGAAGTTGAATAATCTTATGAGCGACATTGGAGATTTTTGATGGATCCATCACGAAAAGATAGACGAAGCGACTTTGACAGGTCAGCAAAAAAGGCTCAAAAGAGCGTAGCCAAAAAACAAAAAAAGGCTCAACGGCATGAGGATAAAAAAAGGTTGGACAGTTTTATAGGTGATTATACAACAGGAAGAAAGGATTATGATGACTACAGTGACAAACCATTCTACGATTAAAATTTCAAAGAGGACGCTTGATATTTTGAAGAATTTCTCTTCAATCAATACGGGATTGATTGTTGCAGAGGGTAATGTGTTAACTACATTATCTACAAGCAAAAATATCTTTGCAGAAGCAAAGGTGGATGAGGTATTCACAAAGCAATTTGCTTTGTGGGATTTAGGTAAGTTTCTAGGAACCGTTAGCCTGTTCAAGGATCCAGAGTTTGTTTTTGAGGACAACTATGTAACAGTGAAGAGCGGTGCATCAAGTGTTAGATATTACTATTGCGATTCACGATTGGTTACTTCGACAAGCAAGAAGATTACAATGCCGAAGGCTGTTGTGTCTTTTGAGTTGAAGAACAAAGAGTTTTCTGAATTGATGAAAGCCGCCTCTGTGTTGCAAGCACCACATCTTTGTGTTCGATCTTCTGAATGCGGAGAGAATATCGAGATCGCTGCAACAGATAAAGTAGATCCTACTTCTAATTTTTATGCTGTTGTAGTTGGAAAGAATACGAGCAAAGCAACATTTGATTTTGTATTCGATACAGACAATCTAAAGATTCTGCCCGGAGATTATCAGGTTTTCATTTCAGAAAAGATTGTTAGTCAATTTACAAACAAGAATGAACCTCTTGCTTATTGGATTGCATTGAACACGGAATCTACCTACGAGGCTTGACTAGGATAGCATCTTTTTGGACGAATGCGAAACCAAGTTGGATGATATTTACTGTCTAATCTTTTTCTAACAGAAACGGGTATATTTTTATCAATGAAGTATTTTTCTGCTAAACCAATGGACTCGAAAGAAATTCCATCACATACACAGGCATTGGATAGTGCTTTTGATATTTTTGGATTTTCTCCGTATTTTTTACCAAAATTGGGATTGAGTGTTCCAATTTTTCCATACATTGGATTGTTTTTGCCCTTTGATCGTTCCGAAAGTTTTGATCTCCACTCTTCTGTTATTATGAGTGTGGTGTTTCCTCCATCTCCTCCCTTGGTCATATTATAATGAGGTTTGAGTTGTGAAATATAATCAATCTCTTTATTGGATAGAGTTGAATTATCCGTTACTTCTTCTAGAATTTCTGATGAGAAGTTTTCATATCCGTATTTATCAAACGCACGATAAAGATGAGTTTGAGTTTTCGCTTTCCAAGCCTTTTTGTGCGTTTTCATTCTTCTAGATAAGCACTTTTCAGTTTTTCCAATATAAAAATCTTTGTTTAGTTTGTTTGTTAGTTTGTAAATAATGCCCATCCTGTTCCTTTCTTGAAAGATATAGACCCGAAAGTATATATGAAAATCGATAATTCACACGCAGAGTTTCGTAATTTTTTATTCGTTGAAAAATATCGTCCCCAAACTATTGAGGATTGTATTCTTCCAGAGGCTTTAAAAAACATCTTTCAAGAAATGGTCACGCAAGGATCACCACAAAATCTTCTCTTATCAGGAGGAGCAGGTTGTGGCAAGACTTCTGTTGCGAAGGCATTGTGTAAGGATTTAGATTGTGATTGGATAATGGTTAATTGTTCTGAAGATGGAAATATCGACACTCTTCGGACTCGTATTCGTAACTTTGCTTCTACTGTTTCTCTTCAAGAAGGAGTAAAGAAGGTAGTTATACTTGATGAGTTCGATTATTCAAATGCTCAATCAACCCAGCCTGCTCTTCGAGGATTTATTGAAGAGTTTGCAGAGAATTGTCGATTCATTTTAACTTGTAACTTTAAGAATCGGGTAATTGAACCGTTACATTCTCGATGCACTCCTGTTGATTTCCGTATTCCCCAAAAGGAAAAACCGCAACTTGCTGTGCAGTTTTTGAAACGAGCAGAGATGGTTCTTACAGATGAAGGAATTGAGTACGATCAAAAGGTAGTGGCTCAATTGGTTTCTAAATATTTTCCTGATTTTCGCAGAACCCTAAACGAACTTCAACGATATTCTGTTAATGGAAAGATTGATGTAGGTATTCTTCAAACTCTTGCCGATGTACAAGTTAAGGATTTGATTAAGTCCATGAAGGCTAAAGACTTCTCAGGAGTTCGAAAATGGGTGGTTGATAACCTCGACAACGATCAAACGAGGATATTCCGAGCAATATATGATTCGTTATATGACACTCTAGAGAGTGGGTCGATTCCGCAAGCCATTCTTCTCTTGGCTGACTATCAATACAAGGGAGCATTCGCAACAGATCACGAAATTAATATATCGGCTTGCTTGATTCAACTAATGATGGAGTGTAAATTCAAATGAGCGCACCACTTGGTGAATTTTTGAATGCGATCAACAACACCAAAGAGGCTTTGATGGACGAGGGTGATCAATATATTAAACAGTCGTATCCTGCGTTTGTAGTTACTCGTTGTTTGTCTTACTTTCCCGATACTTTATTTGCGGCAAACGAGATGAATACTCGATCATTCATTGATCCAAAACTTCATTTCGACTTTCTACGGTTCGCAATTCGTCCTCGTAAGAGATTCTCTAAGTGGCTTAAAAGAGAGCAGGATGCTCGTGTAGAGGCTTTGATTACTTACTACGGAATATCTGCCAAGAAAGCAAGAGAAGCGTTGTCTGTATTGTCGGAAAAGCAGGTAGAGGAAATCGTAGAACTGGTTTCTTTGGGTGGAAAGCGGGTAAATTCTAAATAGTCTTGCAAGTGTAGTATACAATAAGAAAGTGAGTATATGATGGAGCAAGACGAAAAGTACATCGACATTACAATTAACAATCTTTTAGAAGTGACTTTGGCTAAAGAGGATGATTTTTTGAAAGTTCGTGAGACTCTGACACGCATTGGAGTGTCCTCAAACAAAGACAAAAAGTTGTGGCAAAGTTGTCACATTCTTCATAAGCGTGGAAAGTATTATATTGTGCATTTCAAAGAAATGATGGCGATGGATGATTTTCCTACTTCATTGAACGAAGATGATATCGGTCGTCGAAATACCATTGCTTGTTTACTTGAAGAATGGGGATTGGTAAAGATCGTTAACAAAGACAAAGCAAAAGAAAAAGTGTCGTTGAGTAAAATAAAGATTCTTCCATATAAAGAAAAGGGTGAGTGGGATTTGTGTCCTAAATACCATATGGGAAATGATAAGAAAAACATGAAGCACAAAGAGTGAGATTGGATTTTTATTATGAACAGACTTGTGATTAAGTTCCCCACACGGAACAGACCCGACAAATTCAAAGAGGTATTTTCAAAGTATCTGACCTTTCTATCAGGAAGGCATGATGTTCAATTCATTATTACAATGGACGTTGATGATGCAACGATGAACAACGATAGCATCAAGG